CCTATCCCCCTGTGTGCCTTGGTAGTCTCAGGATTTGCGAGTGGCAATATAAATAATTCCAGAAGCGATGAACAGGATTGCTACCACAAAGCCAGCACTTCCACCCACGTCCTTTGACTTATCAATAGCATTACCAACACCCACGGCGCATGATTGTAGCAAGATAAACAAGGACAAAACAATCTGCAAAATCCCAACAACTAATTTTGTTGTTTTCAATATATGATGCCTCCAAAATATTCAGCTTTTATAGTCGTCAGTATTTGGACTAATTTTATTTAATAGAAGGCATGTCATTTCGCTGCCAGTATTCCGTAGCAAACGCTGAAACATTGCCATCAGAGAATCCTTCCAAATTCAAATCATTCAGTCTTGACCCGTCTAGATCGGCTGTCATGGCCTTTAGCTGATGCGTATTACCTCCTGCGTCATCGAATGGATAAGTCACCATGACAGCTATATTTGCAAAATCATTGCCTTTTGATTTCTTGAATGCCTTCCAAACTGACGCGATGTCAGCATGCATCGTTTTGACTGCATATTTGTCGTCCACGCCACTGTCTTCTTTAACCGTTACAAGAACGGTTTTTGATTTGGGGTCATCATAAACACCACCTACTTCAGTGACTTTCAAATCAGGCTCATAGTGCTTCAGCATCGCCTTTACCGATTTGTTACTGTTCAGCTTATATATTCTTGTAGATGGAGAAGCTAATTCTTTTTTGAACTCATTGACACAACTTGAAATGCCAACAACTAGTAGAACAATGACGACAAATACTGTCCAAAACTTCCAACTTTTCCAAAAAGGTTTTTTAATCTCTCGATGAGATCTCCTAGTTTCGTGTTCCATTTTTATTCCTCCGTCAATATTATTTGTGGCTCAATGTATAACTTCAAAGTAGCGCCACATCCAATGGGGTAGTTCATACTGATCCAGAACAGCATTGTAATTCATAGGAGAAACTTCCTGATCGCCGAAAACAAGCTCAAACATAAAACAGTTTGCTTGATACTCGTTATCACCAACCATAGGCTCAGCTCCCACTCTGCTAAAAAAGTTGGTGTCTAATCCTCGATGCATTTTGCAATGACCAAGCTCATGGGCACAAACCACTGTTGCCTGACAATCGTTAAGTGACAAGGACAAGACTATCATCGGCATACGGCTAATTTGCATGCTATATCCCAGTATGTTATTGCCTAGGTCTCTTCGACGAATAGAAACGCCGTCACGTTTGGCAAGCTTAAAAGGGTCACTAGTTCCGTATCGATTAGACATATGATCGGCAGCAGCTAGTGCTTCACTTTCTGAATATCCCAATAGAAGTCACCCCCCTAAGTCACTCTTCGCTACCGCGATACTTCTTGGGGGTGAACTTCTTTTTTGCTAGTTCTTTGGCCAAAATGATTGTTTGCTTCATTGAAGCTTCCAGCAAAGCACGGTCATCATCCGTAAGTTCCCCTCCATTTTTGAAGTAATTAACTCCAGTCTTTCCTGTAACCCCATTCATTGCGTCATTTAGAATGGCCTCAACATCTTTGTAGTCCTTCTCTGTCAATGAATAGTAGTGGGGTTTATCCGACTTTCCAAGTAAATAGTCGGTTGAAACATCAAATAGGCGTGCCATTTTCGTCAATTCATTCAAAGTCACTGAACGATTCATATTTTCAATTTTGTTCATGGTGACTTTATTCATTCCAAGACGATCGGCAAGATCCTTTTGAGTCCAGTCGTTTTTTTCTCGTAAATTGATAATTCTTGCGACTAGTTTCTTATCGCTAAAAGTTTCTTCTACCATGGGATCACCTCGGTTACTAAAATGACAACTAAATAATACAGCAGTTTCTAAAGCAGAACCGAAAAGTTACCAAAAAAGATACGAAATAAATTGACATTTCTAAAGTAGTAACTTATTATGTAATCAAGGTTACGAAATCAGTAACTAGGAAGGAAGTGACACGATGCCAAAAATCAATTTATCCTTCATCAAAAAGCGACGCCAAAGTTTGGGGTTAAATCAATCTGAAATGGCTAAACGTATTGGTATGTCCAGCAAGTCAAACTATTCACGTTATGAAACTGGTATCTATACCTTTGACTCAACCCATGTTCCGCTATTGGCAGCGGCGCTAAAAGTTAGCATGGATTCTCTTTATACCCGAAAGGTTTCTAATTTAGAAACCTTGTCAAACATTCCCGCCCAGCGAGAGGAGGTGGCACGATGAGCAACGAGTTGAGTGAAGAACGCCTGCGCGAAATTGCTAGTGCGTTAAGTGGATTAACCCCAAGCCAGTGGAACGATGTGATGCTGACAATTGAACACTTATACCATCCGGTAAAAAAGACGCTGACATCCGAGGAAATCAGCGCCATGTTAATCCAAAACAAAAAGTGGTTTTAGTCGTTTACCACTTGTAGTTGAAATGGGCTTACCCGGTAGTCACGACCTTCATATTCGATGTGAACAAACGGGAAGCTTTCTAGCTTGCCAGGAATTGTATTGAGCGGAATGGAATCCAAAATGCCGCCTTCCTTTACCCACGTGACTGGGTCAGTTCGATCTTTTGAGACGACGGCGTCTTCCTTAATTTCCGTCCAACCCATCGGAGCTAGATTGGCATAAAGATGCACTGACATTTTTATCACCTCCTTCAAAGCAATTATCCCACTTGAAGGAGAAACGAAGTATTGAAATTTCAAGCAGCGAGAGGAGGCAGTCAAATGAACGAAAACGAGCGCAAACAAATAGCACAAACAGCCGATGCACTTTTGGAAGAGGCAGCCCAGCTGATTGCGCTATCCAACAAACTATCAAGGCTCATCGGTAACATCCACAACGACTGAGTCCGGGTGAATCCCGTTCCGAATGGAATCAATTGTTTTCACAGCCGATTCCTTGCGGTGGTATGGCTCACTGGTCGCCACGACTTCATTATTCGCAGATTTTATCACGAAGTAGTATTGGCCATCAGATGCCTTACGGATCGAAAAGTACATTTTAATCACCTCCCTTCAAAGCAATTATCGCACCCGGCGGGAGGCAATCACATAATATTCAGTTTTCGAGTTAAGGAGGTGAGCCACATGAACCGTAAGAACATGATTAAGGATTTGACTGCCGATCATCCAGAACACACTGCATCTTATTGGGCAGCATTCGATGACGATACCTTGATGCAAATCATTGAACTAGATCATAAGGAGGTTCAACGGAACGTCTCTGATCAACTTGCTACAGCTTAATCATCGCATATATCGCCGTGAAACTACTACATCGGCGGTACACATTTAAAGGAGGTGTGGTTATGGCAATTAACATCTTTCAGGAACTTTCAAGAGGCCTTCAAGAAGAGGGCCTAACCCGTAAGAACTTGGCTGCGAAAATGCACGTTACGCAAGCCGCTGTCAGTAATTGGGAAGCAAGAGGCGTACCGGACGATAAGCTGATTCCCATGGCACTTGCAATTGGCAATGATCGATTTTTGAACGCAGCGATCGAATATCAGACTGGATTAAGAGTATTCGCTGATGATCTTGATACTGACGATCCATACGTTGTTTATCTCCACGAAAAAATGGCCCAAAAGAAATTTGAAGAGGCTAGAGAMCGAGCRGARYCAGCRATGTCTAAAGGACGTGATCACTTYACRCCAACTGATGTKAGCAAGATCAGATCATACATCGATTCAGGYGAATCACTAGTTGAAAGTCTGGAAAGTCTAATCGGATCACTAAAGTCCCAAATCAGACCAGTAGAGAAGGTGAAAGCATGGATGTAGCGGTGAAAGTTAATGAGGACGACAAGCTTGCWGAACTCATTGCRGYTCATCTTGCAGACAATCTTAAGCCAGTRGTTCAGGCGATGGTAAACAAAGCTGTTGAAGATGCTTTGCCTGGCCACGGAATGAACAAGGGCGAGTTAAGTGCAAAGYTGAAGCTRTCACTTGGTACCGACGCCTTTGAACGTATTGCATATCAATCAGGYATGCCACGATACGAATCTGGCAATGATGGTCACAAGAAGAGCGACAAGTCTCGTGACCGTTGGTACTCAAAGGCAGTTGACAAATTCATGGAAACATACACGGAGGACTAACAAATGTTAGAAGCGATCATGTCAGTGCTGTTCAACCCATCATCGGCCGTTTGGAAGTATCTGCTTGTAGCTATGGCTGGCATCATGATCGGTGCCACGGTAGCAGGAGGTTGGAAACAATGGACACGATAAAAAGAGCACAAAAAAATCCCATGGCTGCAACCACGGGAAGTCAAAAGCTGAACGAATATTATTATATCTCAAGTTTATCACGGAAGGCGGTTGATGACCATGCTTGATTGGAAAGGGAAGCCAATTCCTTTTGACGAAAGTGTCATCACCAATGTTGGACCTGAGGGTGACAACATCAAAGATGATCCAAGAGAGATTCGTAAATACATCTTGGAAGAGCTTAGTGGTGTAGCGATTGCTGCTGATGATCAGGAGGAAAAATCATGATGAATACAACAGAAACAGCACCGGTTTTGAATCCGGCCCTAGAAGACGAATATAGCAAGGCATTAGACGAGATCAAACAGTTTGGGGAAGCCCAAACGCATACTGTTCACGATCTAGGATCAGCTACTTGGGCAATGCGCAAGTTAGGTGAATTGAACAAGGAAGATGCCGAAGCTCGGAAGGTGGTGCAAGCCAACATCGACCAACTCAACGAATGGCTTCAACACTCACTTGAGACTCGTCAGTCACGACACAATTATCTTGAGCATGAAGTGCTTGCCTATGTTGCGAACAATCGGAAGCATGACCCCAAATACAAGCTTGACACACCATATGGCAAGGTCAGCTTCACGGTTAAACGTAAGGCAACACCAGCAATTTCCGATGAAACACAGGTTTTAAATTTCATTAAGTCTAATTGGAACAAATCTGAACAAACCCAAGTCATCAAGCGAACCGAAAAAGTCCTTGTGTCAGAACTTAAGAAGCAAGTAACTGTGGCGGGAGACAAGGTCATTGATGAAGATGGTCAACCGATTCCTGGCATGCATGTCGATCCGGCAGGAACTGAAACACCACACATTAAGCCAATTCAAATGACGGAGACGTTGTCATGAAATTCTACGAAAGCGGGAAGCTGCCTAGAATGCCAAATATGTACTTCATATATGGAGACGGTGGTACTGGGAAAACAAGTCTCTTTAAACAATTTCCTGGCAAAAAGTTTCTGTTCAGTTTTGACCAATCAACGAATGTCATCAAACCCGATGATCAGATGGACACGGCAATTGTTGAGGAGGCAGATTTTCCAACAATTCAAGCAACCGTCAGCAAGTGGCTACAGCACGCGATTAATAGTCATAAATACGATGCTATTGCGTTAGACAACATGACATCACTTCAAAACCTTGTCCTTGAGAATATCGACAATGCTTCTAAGGACGGCCGCCAAAACTACCAAAAATTACAGCTATGGTTTCGCCAACTAGGAACAATGCTTAGAAATAGTGGCGTCACTATCTATGCGACAGCACATCAAATTGACAACGGTGCCTCTGGTATCGGAGAGAACGGTCGTTTTGAAGCAGATATGAACGCCAAAACATTCAACGCCTTCACAGCTTCGTTCGATCTTGTGGGTCGTCTTTATAAGAAGGAAGGCCAACGCATGATTGATCTTGATCCAGAGCAGGGAAATCATGCCAAGAATCGTTTGGACGATCGAACTTTGATCAAAGCTGATGAACTCTTAAATAAAAAACCAACAACCAATGAAAAGGAAGGTAACTAAAATGCCATTATTCACAGTCGATCACAACAATGTTTTTGGTAAGTATGTTGAAGAAGCAGGACGCTATAACGTCAAAATTGTCCGTGCTGACATGCACCATTCGAATCGTGGAAATGATTACATCACCGTAGATTACGAAGTTCAAGATGGTAAATACAAAGGCGGACAAATTCGCTATCAAAACATCACTTGGAGCAATGAAGACCTTGATGGGTCAATCAAACGGTTCAACACTTTGGCGGTTGCCTTAGGAGCAACAGACGGCACTAACTTTGACTCGGTTGGTCAGTTTGCGGCATCAATCTTAAACAAACTTCTCACGATTGATGTTGATTGGGATGATCCAAACACAAATGGAAAGATTTATTTGACGGTAAAGGGATATCACAAATTGTTGAACGAGCCAAGCCAGCCAAATGGTGTCCGGCGTCCCGATGCTTCATCAGCACAGCAATCAAGTAACGTCACTCCGTTCATTAAGCCGAGCCAGCAAACTGCTCATGATCCATTTGCTGGCGGTTCAGGTAAACCCGTTAACATTAGCGATGACGATCTTCCATTTTAAAAACCTTAGACGATATGGCGTAACCATACGGATGGGTGTGAGGCCCATTAAAACGGAGGTGATCGCTTGGCAGCAGATTGGATGCCGCATCCATTAAATACTCGCGATCAGCAAAATATAGCCAAGATGATGATGGAGCAAGGTATAGCCGGTTACGGTGCGTACTGGGCACTAATTGAGACATTGGCAAAAGAGCCAACACATCAATTACCCCTAGAATTCAACGTACTCGGGTATCGTTTGCACATTGACGCCGGACTAATCAAGTCGGTTGTCTCAGACTACGGGTTATTTGCCTTCACCGAAAACGGTGAGTGTATGTACTCCGAGGATGTGAACAATTGGGCATCAGACGTCACCAAAATGGCTAGCAAAAAAGCTGAAGCAGGGAAACGTGGTGCAAAGAAAAGATGGCAGAACCATAGCACCGCTATAGCAGACCTAAAGCAAAGCAATGGCAAGCCTATAGCAGAAGATAGCACATTACATGACACTACATTACAAAACAATACAAAAGAAACACCCCCTAAATCCCCCAAGGGGGACGGGAGTGTGTTGAGCCTGCCTGAAGAGTTTGCAACTGAAGTGTGGCCAGCCTACCCAAAGAAACAAGGCAACTATACCAAATCTCAGGAAGCTTATGTACAGGCCGTTGAATCTGGTGAAACGACTAAGGATCAGGTGCTGGCAAAGATTGCTGAATACAAAGCCTATATCAAGCTAAACAACAAGCAAGAAGGCTTTGTAACGACCGCTGGTAACTGGTTTACCGGTCATGGTTGGCGAAACGAATACGATACTAAGACGCCTGAGAAGGGCAATAACGGGGCACAACAGAAAGGCAGGCAGGAATCCTATGGAGGGATTGAATTTTGAATTACTGTCGCGACTAAAGACGTTGCCAGAGACATGCCCGATTCATCCTGACCAACACATGGTTCAGATGAAGCACAAAGCCAAGGGCGATGAGGGCGAAGAGAAGACGCCGTTTTGTCCAAAATGCGTAGCTGAAAGAATTGCGAATCACCACAACGATGTTTTTATGCGAGGCGTTTGGCGCGGATATAGGCGCAATTTTTACGGGGTTCTTCGCAATGATTCAATCTTTGATGATCCTGAAATTCTTGGCGAAGCGTTTAATACGTATCGTGCTGAACATGGATCTGAAGCTGAACGCAATCTTAATCAGGCACGGCAATTAGCTGGCCGTTACCTAGACCGAAGTTATAAGGCCAATACCATTTTTACAGGAAAGCCTGGCACCGGTAAGACACATCTGGCCATGGGCATGTTGCGAGCTATTAACGATAATATCAAGCCGAATGCTATGTGTTTGTTTCTTTCGGTGAACGAGGTTGTGCGACTGGTGAAGGACTCATTCAACAATAAACAGAGTCCATATACCGAAGCTCGCATCACAAGGTTGGGTGGACTTGCAAGCGTCTTAGTGCTTGACGATCTGGGATCTGAAGCCTCATTCAAATCTACCAATACCGAAGCTAGTGATTGGGTGCAGCAATTGCTCTTCGGCATTCTCAACAAGCGTAGCGGACGCACTATTGTCACAACCAATCTCAACAGTGCGCAACTGGCACGTATTTATAATCCAAAATTACTGTCGCGAATGTACCGCGGCGTTGAACGAAATCATAGCATTATCAAATTCACAGAAAGCACAACAGACAAACGATTGGAGATGTTTTGAATGTGTGAATTATGTCATGACAAGCATGTTATCTGGACGTCAGAAGGCGGCATCACAACTATTGCCCCTTGCCCGAGGTGTAACTTGGCTTACCGAGTAAAAAAGGGATATGAGTCTTCAAAAATGGTAAAGCAGGAGGCAAAAGCATGACACAAGTAACTGTACGTTTATACAAACAGGGAGACAAAGTGTGGCGCGATTTCAAGGCTGAATTGATTAAGCGCTATGAAAACTCAGCAAAGCTAGACATTTCTGAAAGCGAAGCATTCTCAAAAATAGAGAAGCAAGAGTTCAATAACCTGATCGTTGTATCAAAGAAAGCGATTGTCGAGAAACGTGCGGTAGCCGGTATTGATGACAGCGATACTTTGAAGACCTCAGTAAACACTGGCCTTAAAAAGATTTCAAAAAAGCGAAAAGAAGCCCGTGCCAAATACGCACGTGGGATTGCAGAAGCGGCCTCACAATGTGACACGCTGATTGACGTTGCAAAACGGATCGGGAAGTCAACAACGTTCGTGAAACGAGTTGCAAGCGAGTTTGAGATCAAGTTACCGCGCCGCAACAACGGCCATGAAGAGATTGCGAGTCGTTAGCTATGGTTATCCGCAAGAGACGCAGAGGCAAATACAACGCGCAACCGGTTGTGATTGATGGCATTCGATTCGCAAGCAAAGCAGAGGGCGCCTATTACATGCTGATACGCAACAAGCCACAGAAGATCACGATTCAAGAATCGTTTGAGATTTTGTCGGCATTCAAGATCAACGGAAAACGTTATTCAGCACGCATATATACACCAGACTACTGCTTCTATGACGGTGACGAATTGACAAAAGTTGTTGACGTTAAAGGCGGAGACGCGACTTTGACCACCGATGCCAGACTTCGAATGTTGCTGTTCATGATCAGGTACAAGATACCAATCACGATTGCCAGATATGACTATCGAACGGGACTATTCACGGAAGAACAGCTTTAGGAGGCTGGCCAATGAGACCTGAAGTAGAAACTGACAGACATCATGAACCAAGCAAATTCATACCGGTGTATGTAAAAACGCCCGGAGAAATGTTCGCCAAGCACGGCAAATATGACTTCGGAATCATAACCAGATATATTGGCACGATAAACGGTTTTAGCGAACCACTTTATGAGGTTTGGATAGCAGACCTGAACATTGTCAGGCAAGCATTCCGTAGCGACATAAGACGTTATCCACTAGGAAAGAAGAGAAAACGATGAAAACAGGAGACGACACATTCGATGACATCTACATCAGCAAAGACACTGGAAAGGTCGTAGGCGTCATGCTTAATGGGCGAGACTATAAGCTCGTTCCCATCAGTAAGACCAATGAGCCAATATCCTATGAACGAGCAAAAGCTTTCTACCGAGCTACTGTGATAGGAAACGGGCCGGAAGCCATTGCATACGCACTACACATTCTGCATTTCATTTACGGGAAAGAGGACGAAAAATGAGCGAAGAAAAAATGTACGCGGTGAAGAACGATGAAGGCGAGTGGTTAGATCAAGACCGTATTTTTGGACAAGGAGCATGGGCAAAACCAAACAAAGATGAAGCTGAATTGAAAGCAAAAGTATACGGTGGCCACGTTGTAGCGTTAGTTGAGGAACCTGAAAAGGTAGTCCTAACCAAAGAGCAAGCCAAAATTGTTGAAAAAGCGCATACCGAAGAGTCCGCAATTGCCTTTATTTTTTTTAACGGTGAATCCGATGACGATGAGCTACTGATGCGCGCCTACGTCAACGGTTGGACGGTCGAGAAACCTAAGCGGTACGTGCTGCCAATGCCCGGCACTGACTACCACAACTATCAGATGCACGGAAACGCTCAATATTACGCAGTCAAAGGAACTGGAAACTGGCGGCCTGACGCAATTGCTTTAGGCACTGACGATGCCGTCAAACACGGATACACCGTCACCCAGTCGGACATCGACGCCGCACCAGCATGGGTAAAGGCAATTAAGCCTTTGGAGGTGGATGACGATGACGACTAAAGCTGACATAGACGCGGCGCAAAAGGCTATCGATGCCGCGAATAATGCAATTGGCAAGCTTGATCTGTGTGGCCTATATGATTGCGCGTGGCAAGCAAACAACAATTATCAACGCATCATTGATTACAACAGGGAACAGTTGGAGGTGACTGACGATGAGCAATGAGACGAAGCGGGACGTGTTCGAGAAATTGGCAGAATGCTACGCCGAGGTTTGTGACGCATACACCGATGAAACAGGTAGCCCATACTACTGTGACGATGAACCAAATTATCTTGATGAATATGATGCCGCCTTGCCAGATAATCTGCCGGTAGTTTCAAAAGAGGTTAGTAACACCATGATAACCTATCGTTTTATTTGGTGGAAAGAATTCTTGGATAAGGCGTATGACAATGAACTAAGTGGCGATGAGGACATCAATTACAAAGTTAGATCAGAATCCGCGGAAGTTGTCCGTGCATGGGTGCTAGGTGTATGGCGCGTTGAGGAAACCGGCGAAATTGTGAAATTGGAGGAGGAGAAATGAAACTAGTTAAAGGCGACATCATCAGGAACCCATGGGTTATCGATCCAAAATGGCGAGACTTCATTTTCATTCGGCGCGGGAAGAAATATGTGCACACTTTGAGATCTAATCGTGGACTAATCGAAGATACGTTATTTGACAAAAAAGACGTAGACGAGCGCTTCACAAAAGTAGGCCATTCAGTTGGGTTCGACACCATGCTGCGAGAAGTTTCTGGCGAGGAGGCGGAGAAATGAAACGAGAGATTAAGTTCAGAGAGATGTAATCAGGGAGGGAAAGCAATGAGAGCAGAACATCATTCAAGAATCAAGTCAGCGTTTGTTAGTTTTGTGTCAAGCGTTTGCATCATTGCATGTGCATTTATTTCATCAATCATATTCATTGTTGGATGTTGGATATTGAAGTCATTGCTCGATGGACTATTTGGATAGACAAAAAGCGCACCACGAGRGCACGCCTGACAATTAATTATCCGCAAAATAATTATACCATAAGGGGTGGCGCTTGTGATGGAGCTTTTATCAATTAGCGATGAAAAGGATCGGGAAGCAGTCGAAGATATCCTGAATAAATACCGAGCAGAGCGCGGATTCATAAAAGCGCCAGTCAATCCAAAGATCACCAGTGCATGGGGAGACGGTACTTCTGCCAGCACTGTTCAACGTCCGCTGTATGCACAGCAGCGTTTGGAGAGACAAGCATCGGCGCGTAAGTTTTGCGACTGGTGCGACAATTGCATTGCGTCGATGCCGAAACAATCACATCAGCGTTTATTAAGGGTGCGCTATTGCGATGGGCCCGAAACAGACACGCCAGACGGTGATGCAATGAATATTCTCGATATATCTTCAGCAACCTACACACGCAGAAAGAAAAATGCGTTGTTAGCAGCGGCCTGGTACTTTGGCGTCACACCCAGAAAAAGTAGTGAGCAATAAATGATCGATGAATGAGGACTATTTGAGGACTAATTGATTGATAAATGAGTGGCGAACTAAAAACGGAAACCCTTATGATGGTATTGTGCCAAAGGTGAGAAACCTGAGAAATCTGAGACACCGCATTTTTCCTCCGAGCCTCAGTGATGATAAAGCTGTGGCAAGGCATGACAATGAGGACTGGCTGAGATAGCCAGGTGGGTTCGATTCCCACATGCCACATTGTCCAGTTTAGCGACCGGACACAGCTTGCGATGACCCCATCTGACACTGGGAGAGCGAGCAGCAGACATATGAAGCACAGATATCACCTCAATGTAGTATTCCAGTTCATGCTGGAGTACTATTTTTTGAGGTGATAATCATGAAATACTTGTTTAATAGTCGAGGAGAACATATAGCAAATTTTGTTAATAGACAACTACACTCAAATACTGGTAACAACATTGGCCATTTCTTGTCAGAAGAAAAGATTTTTATAGATATGAACGGTAGATATTTGGGTGAAATTACGCAAGAAAATCGTCTCATGTATAATCAACTAACGCCGTGGATGTAAGCTGATTCCTGAGACAACTTTTAAGAGAGGGTATAATGAATAAATCATCTCTCAAAAGGAAGGAATTTTTACATGCCAACTCATTACGACAAAGAATTCAAACAAAACATTATCCCCAGTTTACAATTCAAGTGCAACACCCTGACGACTAGACCATAAAGGCCATGAAGACCTATTCTTGTTAGTGCTAGCTAAACAAGAAAGCAGGAATCTTCATGACCCACTCTCAGACTAACACCCACAAGCATTACCAACAACTCAGTTTTAGCGACCGTGCTACAATTCAGGCCCTTCAGGCTGCTGGTGACACCGCGACCGTGATTGCACAGAAGCTTCATCGCAGTAAAGCGACAATCTCACGAGAAATCACGCGTGGATCTGTAACTCAGCTCGACTCGAAGCGTCACTCGCATCAAGTCTATCTTGCGGAAACTGCCCAAGCCATGCACGACCGTAAACGCGATAGAACCGGTCACTACGCCTTTCTTAAGACCGGCCGTGCGTTCTTCAAGGCTCTCGCCAGGGAGCTTACTCGTAAGCCGCG